TGTGCTCACGGGCCTGCGCGGTGACGTGGTGATCCCGGCATACAAGAGCGGCATGACGGCTGGCTGGGTGTCGGAAAACGAGGCGCTCACGGCGTCCGGCATGTCGTTCGAAGATCCGGTGACGCTCAAGCCGCGCCACGTTGGCGCGCTCACCGAGCTGTCCCGTCAGCTCATCCAGCAATCGAGTCCGGACATCAACGCCCTGGTGCGCGATGACATGGCGTGGCAGATGGCGGCGGCGCTCGATACCGCGCTGCTGTCCGGCGACGGCGTGAAGCAGCCGCTGGGCCTGCTCAACATGACGGGCCTCCAGACGGCCTCGCTCGCGACGCCGACGTGGGACGGCGTGCTGCGCATCATCGAGAAGCTCGACCTCGTGAACGTGACCGGCGGGCGCTGGCTGACGAACCCGAGCGTAAAGCGCGTGCTGGCAAGCATCCTGAAATCGCAGTACGGCGACGAATACCTGACGGACGGCACGCAGATGGGTGGTTACTCGCTCGTGACGACGAATCAGGTGTCGAACAAGGCAGGCACGCCCGCGACTGGCCGCCTGATCTTCGGTGACTTCTCGCAACTGATTCTCGGCATCTGGTCGGAGGTCGATCTGATCGTCAACCCGTTCGCGGAAGGCCCATTCAGCAAGGGCAACGTGCTGGTGCGCGCGATGATGACGTGCGATCAGGGCGTCCGCCATCCGGAAGGCTTCGTCTCCATTGACGACGTGGCGATTGCTTAACGCAGGGGGCGCGCAGCATGGAAATTGAAATCCGTTCAGGTGAGGGGCTGCGCGCCCTCTCGCGCGGCAAGGTCGGGGGCTACGCGGCGCGATTCAACAGCGCGTCTGCCGACCTCGGCGGCTTCACCGAGATCATTCGACCCGGCGCGTTCGCGGCTTCGCTGCGCGCCGGCGTCAACATTCGGGCGCTCTATCACCATGACGACCTTTCGTTACTCGGCACGACGCAGGCCGGCACGCTGCGCCTGCGCGAGGATGACAGCGGCCTGGCTTTCGAGCTGGACCTACCTGATACGAGCTACGGCAACGATGTTGGCGTGTTGGTAGAGCGCGGCGACATCGCCGGTTGCTCTTTCGGCTTCCGCGTCGCGGCCGGCGGTGACCGGTGGGAACAGCGCAGTAACGGCCTCGTGCGCGAGCTGCTGACCGTCGATTTGCATGAAGTCACGCTGACCCATGATCCGGCATACCGCGATACGAGCGTGGCGGTGCGCAGTATGCCGCGTGGTGTTGGCGGCGCTGGCGCAGACGTGCTGGCCGTGACGCGCCTCTGGCTGGAGACTATCCGATGAGCTTCGTTGATCGCGTGATGAATCGCCTCGGCTTCGAACGCCGATCTGGCGCGGACGCCTTCTGGGGAAACTTCATGACGCTGCGTGGCGGTGGCATGGGAGCGCACCGCGCGCAGTCGATCAGCACGGTGTACGCGTGCGTCCAGTCGATCAGCGAAACCATCGCGAGCCTGCCCCTGCTGCTCTATCGCCGCGATGGCGAGGACAGCCGTGAGCCCGCTCCAGACCATCCGCTTTACAGGGTGCTCCACGACACGCCGAATCCGCGCCAGACGGCGCTTGAATTCCGCGAGATGATGCAAGCCGCCGTGCTGCTGCGCGGCAACGCATACGCGCACATCGTTCGCGGATGGGATGGCCAGGTGCGCGAGCTTTGGCCGATCCACCCGGATCGCATGGTGGTGTTGCTGCTCAAGAACGGAAGCCTCGGCTATGAGTGGTCCGATATGCAAGGCAACTTCTACCGCTCGACGGAAGACGAGATTTTTCACCTGCGCCATCGAACCGAGTACGGGATCGTTGGCCATTCGCCTATCGAGGTTGCGCGTCAAGTGCTCGACCTGGCCGCCGCAGAGCGCGACCACGGCAACGCGACGTTCAACAATGGCGCGCGCCTGAGCGGCATCCTGAAGTTTCCGCAGAAGCTGAAAAAGGATCAGCGCGACAACCTCAAGGCATCCTGGGATAGCCAGTATTCCGGCGGCGAGAACGCGGGCAAGACGGCCGTGCTCGAGGAAGGCGTCGATTATCAGCCGATCAGCATGACGCTTGCGGACGCCGAATGGATCGCGGCGCGTCAGTTCAGCGTCGAGGAAGTGTGTCGCCTGTTCCGTATGCCGCCGACGATGGTCGGTGATCTGCGTTTCGGGAACTATTCGAACAGTGTTGAGCTGGCGCGCCAGTTCGTGACGCTGACGCTGCGCCGACATCTGGTGATGTGGGAGCAGGCTATCTCTCGCTCGCTGCTAAGTGCGGCCGGTGCGCGAACCTACTTCGCGGAGCATAGCGTCGAAGGTCTGCTGCGCGGTGATGCCGTTGCGCGCGCCACGTTCTATCACAACGCTCTCGCTGATAAGTGGATGACTGTCGATGAGGTTCGAGGCCTCGAAAACCTACCGAAGATGACCGATGCCGAGCGCGCTCAAACAGCACAAACCCCGGACCCTCAAACCCAAGGCGCTCAAGCGGCAACAGGGGCGACGTACCCTAGCACTCAACTCGGCCGCGTGGCAGCGGCTGCGCCGGCTGGTGCTGACTGAGCAACCGCTTTGCCCTGAGTGCCAGAAGCAAGGGCTGCTGGTGGACGCGGTGGACGTGGACCACATCGACAACGATCCGAGCAATAACGAGCGCACCAACCTCGTCGGGCTCTGTCACTCGCACCACTCAGCCAAGACCCGCGCCTGGATGAACGGCGGCGTGCGGCGCGTGATGGGATGCGACGCGGACGGAATGCCGCTCGACCCAGAGCACCCGTGGCGCAAATGAGATCCGTTCTCACTTCCGCAAAAATCGCGAGTTTCACAATGCGGCGCACCGCGCATTCAGCTTCGCGCACGCCGCCGCAGTTGACGATTTTCAGGTTTTTCGACTGATTGTTACGAAATGGCAAACAAACCCACTCCAACGGCGCTCAAGAAGCTGGCGGGGAACCCCGGAAAGCGCCCCATGAACGACCGCGAGCCTACGCCCGCCGGCCGGATCGGCGCATGTCCGAGCTGGTTCCCCGCCGATGCGCGACTGGAGTGGGACCGGATCGTGCCCGAGCTTGATCGGCTCGGCGTGCTCACGAGCGTCGATGCCGCGACCGTGGAGGCGCATTGCCTGACCTACGGCGAGATCGTGGCGACGGTGAAGGCCGGCGAGCCGCTTCGCGCTGCGCTGCTCGGCCAGATGCGCGCCTATGCGGCCGAGCTGGGCCTGACGCCCGCTGCGCGCGCGAAGCTGGTGGTCCCTCAAGGTGGCGATGATGACCCGGCAGACGAATTCTTCCGCTGAATTCTGGTACGACGAGGAAGCGGCCGAGCGCGCGGTGCGCTTCTTCTCGACGTGCCTCACGCACTCGAAAGGCGAGCTGGCCGGGAAGCCGCTCACGCTGTCGGACTGGCAGGCGGACAAGATCATCCGCCCGATGTTCGGGTGGAAGCGCGCGGACGGCTCGCGCCGGTACCGGACGGTGTATGTGGAAATCCCGCGCAAGGCGGGCAAGACGACCATCGCGGCGGGCGTCGCGCTGTACCTGCTGCTGGCAGATGGCGAGAAGGGCGCGGAGGTCTACAGCGCTGCTGCTGACCGCGATCAGGCCGGCCTTGCCTTCGAGATTGCCCGCGAGATGGTGAACACGTCCCCGGCGCTGGAAAAGCGCGTGAAGGCGTACAAGCGCGCCCTGACTGTACCGAGCACGGCGAGCAGTTACAAGGTGCTCAGCGCGGAGGCGTACACGAAGCACGGCCTGAACGCGAGCGGCATCATTTTCGATGAGGTCCACGCCCAGCCGGACCGCGAGCTGTGGGACGTGCTGAACACCTCGACCGGCGCGCGCCGGCAGCCGCTCACGTTCGCAATCACCACGGCGGGCTTTGACCGGCATTCGCTCTGCTACGAGCTTCACGAGCATGCGGTGAAGGTCAACGCGGGCATTGTCCAGGACGATTCATTCCTCGGCGTGATCTTCGCCGCCGACGATGCCGACGACTGGAAAGATCCGGCGACGTGGCGCAAGGCGCACCCTGGCCTTGGCATATCGGTTCAGGAA